CGAAGTTCTCGAAACCGCAATCTACCGTTAACCTTAGTAGACCACTTTATCCCACTTTCGTGGTTTATTTATCGACCATAGGCGGCCGATTATCTTTTTCAGAATTAAATCTCAGAATCAACCCGAAGGTCTCATCATCAACAATCTGATGGAATAATCAATAATTTAAAGAACGTTTCAGTTTCCTGATTTGTTTCACAAAGATACAAACGTTTTTCATTCCGTCAAGCACCTAAGTGATTTTTTTTGTGGCGGGAGAGGGATTCGAACCCCCGACCTCAAGGTTATGAGCCTTGCAAGCTACCTCTGCTCTATCCCGCTATCTATTTAAAAGAACTTACTCAAAAAAAACCCCAAACCTTATATTCTCTCGAACACTCAGTTTGGGGTTGTGGAAAGGATTTTACTCCCTATCTTCCGAGTGTCTCACAAAGATAAAAACAATTTTTGGGATTGTCAAAATTTTTTTTTGTGAAACTATTATTTGGGGGGTTTCAATCTTTCGACTGAAATTATAAATATATTCAATTTATCAAAAAATCTTATTTATATAAAATATTTTTTAAGAATTTTTTCAAATGTTCCCCTGTTTCCATTTTCAGGATTTGTGAAACCTTGAAATATCCACACTCAGTGTGTTCTTCACCGTCAACAGCATTTTCCAAATCAGGTATTAGTGGGACCTCAGTAAAGTACTCATAGACATACATATATCCTTTAATTTTTGAATTGTCCCTTGAGATTCTCGGTAACAAACCAACAAATTCCAAGTTTTTTCTTTCGAGGTCTATATCAGTTTCTTCCTTAAATTCTCTTACGGCAGCGTCTCTTGAATTTTCATTTTTTTCAATTTTACCGGCAGGTAAACTCCACATACCAGGAAAACTCCCTTCAGCATTTCTTTTACACAATAAACATTTATCGCCATTTTTAACTAAAACGCCAACATATTTCTTTAGTTCCATATTTATATTTATCTAAACTTATGAAAGTAAAAATAAGAAATAATAAATTCAAAGTCAAAGTAATGGACACTCCGTCTTCAAGAACTGAAGGAATGCAAGGAAAAAAGTTCAATGAATACTTTGATGGTATGTTATTTCTTATGGAAACTTCTTCGAATTGTTTTTGGATGAAGGGTTGTATTATCAGTTTGGACATCATATTCATCAATGATAATGTCATTACAAAGATATTTGAAAAGTGTCCCCCTTGTTATGTGGATGACTGTCCAAGTTATTGCGCTAAAGGTTCAATAATATTGGAAGTAGCGTCAGGGACCTGTAGTAAATTGGGTATACAAAAAGGGGATGAAGTTTCCTACTCCTTATTCTGAATCTTTACTTACAGCAATTTTTTCTTTTAACTTTTTAAAAAACTCTTCACCAATCATCTTCACAAATTTGATATATGGAGCGTTTTCTCTTTCAGGGTCATATTTGTATGGACCTGATGATGGTCTTGTTGCTCTTCCCAAATAATTAAGACCTGAAATGTTTGTAATACATTTGTGACCACCTGAGTTTGCTTGAATTAATTCCCAAGCATTAATTCCAATTTTGTCCAAAACTTGTCTCTCAGACTCAGTAAGTTCATCAAACGGCTTTTCCATAATGGTTTGTATCTTTTTAAGAATATCTTCTCCACCATCAATCATTTGGATTTTTCCACCATACAACGCATCAAAGTCTTTAAATGTAAATCCTACTGATTCTGGGTTCACGGATGATTCACTTACGTGTTTAATTGTGGATAACGGAACGGTTTTTTGTTTGAGTTGCGATTCCCATTTGGCTAACACTTCCTGAGCAATTTCTCCCAAGTTTACCCCTTTAAGTTCTCTATCTTTTTTGAAAGGATTACAGGAGGCTTGAACTAAACCCAAGGGCCACATAATAATTAAAAAGTCTGCATCAGGATTGTTTCTGAAGGGAGTATATCTGTCATAAGAACCAGTACCTTGTAGTCTTCCCATACCATATTGTACAATTATACCGTCGGTGACCTGAACATCCTTGTGACTCTTCATTGAGTCCATATATCTCTCAGCGTTTCTCTGTAAGTCCTGAGGTGTCTCCCTTGTATTAGAACTCATCCAATTTTTGATATTACCTAAAATGGAAATCAAGGATGGTTCCGAATCCATAACCAAACCCTCTAAGAATCCTTTTTTGTTTTTAAAGGCTAAAAGAAGTTTGTTGGTGGTAAGTCCCATCATCATTTTGTTCTCAGCTGCACTCTTATCCTTATCTAATTTGAACAAGTAATTGATAACATCTTTGATTGTAATTCCTTGTCTTGAGAAATCTGCTGAATCTACAGTGGAAATCAATCTAATATCTTCAGAACCAAATAAATCTTTGGGTGAAATAATTTGAGAGATTGTCTCTACGTTTGACCTTGCTTGTCTGAAAGATTTCGAAGCATCTTTTTCAGCACCTACCTGTCTATCGTGGTGGTCAGTATGAATAACAAACATTGGTTTACCGTGAGCAAAATCTACTAAGACGGGCATCACGTCACCCCTTGCATCAGGTTTCTTTACAGAGAATTCTTTGTCACCATATTGGATTACCTCTGAATCAACTACATTAATACCATTATCTTCTAAGTATTTTTTCATAGCGATTGCTGTTGTAACACCGTCCAAGTCTTGGTGAAAATAAATTTTAGCCTTTGGGTATCTTTTGGCCAAATCCTTGATGTCTCTTAAACCTGATTCTAAAAGTATTTTCATAAACTTAATTTGGCATAGGTAAACTATACTGAATTACATCACCCACTCTGAAACCATCTCTACTTTTCAAATTACATAATGGATTGAGACTAACGATATCTTCTCCACCAGCTTTTTGAGTTATTGAACTCAGAGTATCTCCTGGTTTTATTTTATGTAAAAATCTTGTAGGTCTATTACTTATATCAATATAACCAGAGTTAGCGATTGATTGTGTTAAAAACTCCTTAGTAAAACAATACTTTTGACCTGGACCATCGGGTTTTGGCCCTTTATTCAACATTTGGTTAGCAGCCGCAATATGATTTTTTCCGATTGGGTAGTTGTCTTCTTGTTCACGTAAAACTTTGGCTACAATTTTTTTTAGGTCTGATTCTGTGAGTTTGATAATTTTTTTCATAAATTTAGTTTTCCAATGTAAATAAATATTTGGATTTATTAATCAAAGCTAACATTTCATCTCTCAAATTTAATAAGTCAGTGTCCATTCTTGGGTCAAGTTGGTCTGACATACCAACTAAAAATTGACACACTCCGTCAACAAATTGTTGAAGTGATACTGTTGACAAGTCTTGGAACATTATTGAAAAGGTTTCAGAAAAAACAGGTCTACCATATTTTCCCATCATCGCCTCAACAAATGAATCAATTAAATCGTCTAAGGTTTCATAAATCATCCCGTAAGTTCTGTGTTTGGCATCACCTTTTGTTTGCCAATGCATAAATCTAAATTGGTTTTGTATTTGTACCAATTTTAATACTAATTCTTCTTTCATATTTTTAAGCTGCTTGTGGTCCTTTAATTAAAATATCCATAAAACCTGCTATGGGGTCGGATATTGGGCTTGTTGATGAAGTTGTTTTTTCTTCAGTTTCTTCGGATTTAGGAAATTCTGATTCCAAATATTCTTGAGCTTCAGGTGTTTTTTCATATTGAGCCATTTTCTCGAGCATTTCTTCCTTACCTATCATATCTTCTAATTCTTCTGGTCCAACCCAATTTCCTAATCCTAAGTGGTCCAAAAACCCTGCATAGAATTTGGTTTTGCCAATTAAAATTCTTACGGGTAGATTACTCTTTCCGAAAATATCAGAAACTCTTCCCAAACCAAAACCACCACCGTAAAATAATCTAGTTATTGGATTTGGTTTTGATAGGATTGCAGGGTCTAGGAATTTTTCTCTTTTTAACATTGCTTCCAAACCTCTAATCATTTCTTGTTGTTGTTTTGCGTTTTTGGTTGGTAATCTTTTTGCTATTGAAGCTGCTTGTGTTCCCACACCACGGAATAATTTTAACCAATCATCGATGGTACTTTTAATACCTCTTGTAAGAAATCCGCCAGGTAACCTATCAATAAAAGCATCAACTCGAGGTGCCCATTCTCTACTTGTTCTCGCCAATTTTCCTAAACCACCCTCAGTCCTTGAGAGTTGTGTTAGTAGTTTTTGAGCCTTAACAGTGTCGCCAACTTTAATTGCTAAATTTATTTCATTCATAATTTTAGCTCCTTGACCTCCAACTTTCATAGCTCCCATTGCAGTTTTACCAACTGCATCACCAACATAGGGTACAACTGATATCAATGATAAAAATCCAAATAAGTTATCTCCTTGTTTGAAATACGATATAGCATTGATTAAATCGGCGATACCTGTTGGGTCAACAATACCTATCAGTGACAACGCAGTATTCCACCCTGTGTCCTCATTCAAAATAGATGTTTTGATGAGATTCAGTTGAGATTCTTTCAAAATATACTCAGGCATAAATTATTTTACTATAAATACCTGATAAAGAAAAAAACCTCCCTATTTGGGAGGTTCTTGGTTAAATTCTATCTGTTGTTGTCTTTTACCCTCGACAAATACATTAACTCGATTCTGAGCTACCTTAGAGTAATCAGGTGATAGTTCGATTCCAATCCATCTTCGGTTGAGTGTTTCAGCAGCAACCAAACTTGTACCTGACCCAACGAATGGGTCGAGAACAACATCATTCTTGTATGTAAGAATTTTGATTGCCTTTGTTGGGATGTCCATTGAGAACGTGGCTTTAGTTAGACTTCGGGTGTCAGCAAAGTAATTCCACTGTCCGAAAACCAAGTCGATGAACTCACGTTTCTGTTGTTCCGTGTACATCATTTTTGGTCTCATATTTCCATCCTTACCTTCTACTTCTCCCATCTCTCCAACCCATTCAGGTGTACCTTTTACTGTTTTAATATGTTTCTTTTTGTATGCCAAAATAACACATTCTTTTGGGTTATAGATATAAGGTGCTGAAGGACTCATCCAAGAACCCCACGCTGTGGTACGACTTCTGTGAGGAGATTCTTCTTCAAGGTCAACAACTCCGAAGAACTTGTAACCAATCTGTTTCATTATCTGCCATATTTCACTAACCATAAAAATTCTTCCACCCTTGGCTTGTCGGTTAATCTCATAAGGAATGTTTAAAGCAATTCTACCATCGTCTTTAAGAACTCGATATGCTTGTTCCATCCAAGACTTGGTAAATTCAGAATACTGTTCCCATACCATATCATCGTCGTGAACGTCATAATCAATCCCAACCCCGTAAGGTGGAGATGTTACTATCAGGTCTACAGAACCTTCTTCCATTGAATCCATTACTTCAATGCAATTACCATTAATTACTCTTCCAATAAATTCATTCATATTATAGTCCTAAGATTTCAAGGGTTTTGTTTACTCTACTTTTGGGAGATAAATTTCTTTCGTAGTATTCCCTTGCGTTTTTAGAAATATAACTCAAAAAACCTGTATCATCAACAACTTCCCTAAATCTATCCTCAATCATCTTAGCGTGATGTTCCAAAGCAAACCTGTCGGTGGCAACATCATTATGTCTTGGCATATCTTCAGGATAAGGTACAGAAATGTAATGAAAATTTGGTATTAGTTTCTCGTGCATTTCATTTTGAAATTCGAATCTAATCAGAGGTACACCTACCGCCATACATTCGATGTCACGGTAACACAATTCACCAACACCTGCCATAGAAAGAGCTACCTGATAATTAATCATTTCTTTGAAGTAATTGTTTGGATTTATATTGTCTTTAGGACAATATAAAAGTTCACTATCATAGAACTCCAAAGCAGGTCTTTGACTTAGGTTACCTCTGAAATACATCTGAGGAATTAAATTCTGAGCGTATTTTCTTTGGTAATAAAAAGGTTCCAAGTCAACAAATCCAGATGGGAAATAAATCCAAGGAAAATACTTGTCATAGTTGTCCTTGACGTGATGTTCGATTTTGTAATCGATAAACTGTGAGATAAGAACCTTTTTACATTTTGGATTACTTTGTTCGTTCATAGTTGCATAACCCAAATCATCAGACACACTCATAATCCAAAACTCACCTGAGTCCCAATCTTCAATCACATACTCACATTCGAGTAAAAGAAATTCTTTTGAGATACCATCTCTGAGTTGAACAGGAAATCTATCCCAATGAGCATCTTCAAAGTATCTGTTTTCTTCAACATCATATCTTTCGGATAACTCAGCTGTTAGCTCATCCCAAAACAAATTGTAGTTTCGATAGTGACGAGTAATAGAATTTGACGGGTTATGTACTATCAATCTTCGTTTAGGTTTTTCAAGACCTTCCGATTTATTCGAAACCTCACGTTCCAAATACCAAAGGGCTTTGTTAAGGTCCTGAAACTCTTTATCTGTTCCTTTTTTGCCTGCCCTTGAGATGTATTTAACTGTATTTCCAAGATTAAACCCTAATTCCCAAGCTTCGATTACTTTGATAGCCTCGTATGGATTGTCTTTACCACCATAGTGTTGTGGATGGTTAACCATTTCATTACTCATACCATCCTTAGATTATTTTCTCTTGGTTTTTCTTTTATAGGTTTTAACTTCTTTGTCCAACTTTTCCTTCTTTTTTTTAGTTTCT